GGACTTAGTGTATTGTACATTATAATCCTACAATAACGTTAGGACTTCCAGTTGCTCTTGGATGTCCACATGTGTCTGGACTACCAACAAACACTACGGGTCTTCCGCCTGCAAGGACTCTTGGTGCACCCATAGTGGTTCTTGCACCACAATGTGCTCCACAGCCTTTTGCACCACAGCATGGATGCGGAGTAACACTGGTTCCTGGGGGAACCACTGGACGACCATTTGCTAGAACCGTAAAGACACCGGAAGTTGCAACACCTCCTGCACTGTTTACATCTCCCATTCTAACAACTAGTGGCATATTATCCTGTGATGATTTTCTTACTAGGTGTGCTGATACCGGTTACTGCTTGTGTGTATGCTGCGATAACATCTTCGCTGGTTTCAGACACCATAGTTACGTTTTTAGTATTTATGGTGATTTTACCCTTGGGATTAGCAGTAAACATGCTTGGAATCATTTGAACACCCTGCGGCGTCATTGCTACACTTACTGCATGGTCTAACACAATTTCATCTGCGCCCTGTGCTTCAATTTTTCCAACGACTTCTTCACCGGAAGTCACTTTAAAACTGTAAATTTCGCCTGTTTTTAAATCGTTCATTTTAACCTTCTAGTAATGCTTGTATACCATCTGGACCAGCATTCTTAAGTCCAGTAAAGCCGCCTTCTAGCAGTTTATCGTTAATGTAAATTTGTGGAACTGAACGATGTCCTTCACCTAAAACAAATGCACGTGCATCAGCATCGGTTTCAATGTTAACTGCTTCATATTTAAATCCATATGTTTCAAGCAATTGTTTTGCTTGATCACAGAATGGACAAGTTGTTTTACTATAAATTTTAATCATCTGTATTAATTCCTGTGTCTTCTAACATTGATTCAAACTCAATACCAGTTTCATCTAAATAACGATTCCAAAACGCTAACCATTCCGGGTCGCAAGGTTGCTCATATTTAACGGTGTTTTCGTCCCAGTAATATTCGTCGCCATCAATTGATAATTTATCGTCATTTTCTTTAGATTTAATAATTTCATTTTGTCTGCGACATGCATTAAACCAAGCATTATATTCTTCTTGAGATAATGCTTCGCCTGCCCATGTATCAAAGTTTACAACTTCGCCACCATCTGGTGCGGTATACTTAAATGTTTGTTTTAATACTTTTGCCATTATAAACTAAATCCTTTAAATGTATCTTCTGTTACGTCTTGTTTAGTTCCGCCCACAACGTAACTTGAAATTTCTGTTTCTTGTGGTGCTACTTGCACTTCGCCACCTGCAATCCATTTTTGTGTCCACGGTAGCGGGTTTGATCCGCCTTTGTATGGAGTATCAAGTCCTAAACTTGTCATACGTTTGTTAGCAATCCACTCTACATACTCAACGAGCAGTTGAGAATTGAGTCCAATCATTGACCCGTCCTTAAACAAATAGTCTGCCCAACGCTTTTCTTGTTCAACTACATCGATAAACATTTGTTGAACTTCTTCTCGACATTCTTCTGCAATCTTTGCAAAGTCTGGGTCGTCTTTGGGTAGAATCTTAATCATGGTTTGTGTACTTGCTAGATGCAGATTTTCGTCACGGCAAATCAGTTTAATGATTTTAGCGTTACCTTCCATCTTTTTAAGTTCTGCAAATGCCCACGAGCAAGCAAATGACACATAGAAGCGAATACCTTCAAGTGCGTTTACACTATTGATAGCAAGCCATAGCTTCTTTTTAAGATCGTATAAGTCTACAACAACTTCTTTGCCGTTTACTCGATGCTTACCTTCGCCGAGTAATTGATACCAAGCACTTGCTTCAATTACATCATCGTAGTATTTTGAGATACTTTGAGCAGTTTCGTAAATTTCTTTGACATCTAATAGTTCATCAAACACACGACTTGGGTCGCTGTAGATGTTGCGAATAATATGTGTGTATGAACGACTATGAACAGTTTCATTAAACGCCCAGGTTTCAATCCAGGTTTCAAGTTCTGGGATGCTAACAATAGGTAGTAATGCTAGGTTAGGAGAACGTCCTTGGACACTATCTAGCAGAATCTGACGCTTTAAGTTACTAGTAAAAATATGCTGTTCGTGATCGTTTAGATCTTTGAAATCTTTAGCGTCGCGCAACACGTCTACTTCTTCTGGTCTCCAAAAGAATCCCAATTGCTTATCGGTAAATTTATCAAACTGTTTATACTTTACGGTTTCATAACGTTGTAATCCAACGCCGCCGTTTTTGTCTAAAAACGCTAAAGAAGTTAAATGTTTGTTATTTTTTGTTGGAAACACACTTTTACTCATAATACTTTCCTTAAATCTTGCAGCTTTCGCAGTCGTCTTCTTCAGTTAACTTATTAACGTCAATTTCACCTTGCCCGTCATAGGTGTTGAAATAATACAACTGTTTTCCACCCATCTTATAAAAGAATAGAATATGCTGAAGCATTTCACTCATGGGGATTTTTTCATCCTCGTAAAACTGTGGATTATAACTTGTATTTACAGAAATGCCCTGATCAATATACTTTTGCAAAACTGCCATAATCTTCAAATAACCCAATGGACTACGCTGATCCCACAACAGTTCATACTTGTTCTTTAAGTGACGGAATTCAGGAACCACTTGCTTGAGTACACCGTCTTTGGATTGTTTAACTGATACATAGCTGCGTGGTGGTTCTACACCGTTTGTAGCATTTGAAATCTGTGCTGAAGTTTCAGCTGGCATCAGTGCCATTAGTGTACTGTTGCGAATTCCGTGTTCTTTTAGCTGTTCTCGCAAGCCTTTCCAGTCTACGCAATCCTCATGCGCTACAAGTTCATCAACATCCGACTTATATGTATCTACTGGGAGAACACCACTGTGATACTTGGTTTGGTCTGACCAAGGACAAGCGCCTTTTTCAATCGCTAGGTCAGCACTTGCTTTAATTAGATAATAACTCCAATGCTGTGCCCAAGTATCAATTAATTTTAAGTCTGGGTCTGAATAATTTGTGCCGTGTTTAGCTAGCCAGAACGCCAAGTTAATGATACCGACACCCAGTGGACGACGTCCTTCTGTAGCAATACGTGCAGCTAGAATAGGATAGTTTTGGTAACTTAACAAGTTATCAAGACCGCGTACTGCTAGTTCACAGGCTCGTTGCATTTCTTCTGGCTGTTTGAATGCACCCCAATTAATAGCACTTAACGTACACAATGCAATCTCGCCATTCTCATCATGAACATCTGTTAATGGTTTAGTTGGCAAGTCAATTTCGCAACATAGATTAGATTGTTTTACCGGAGCAACTGTAGGATCAAACGCACCGTGTGAGTTAGCGTGATCTACATTCATTAAGTAAATTCGTCCTGTGTCTTTGCGCTCTTGCACAAACTGTGAGAACAGTTCCATTGCTTTAACACGCTTGCGACGAATATGTGTGTTGCGTTCTGCTTTTTCGTAAAGTTCTCGGAACAAGTCTACATCTGAGAAGAATGCATCATACACTTCTGGAACATCGTTTGGACTAAACAGTGTAATATAATCATTGTTTAGTAATCGCTCATACATTACCTTATTAAACTGTACCCCATAATCCATGTGTCGCACACGATTGTCATCTGTTCCTTTATTGTTCTTAAGAACTAGCAAGTCTTCAACTTCCAAGTGCCAAATTGGATAATAAAGTGTAGCGGCACCATTACGCACACCTCCCTGTGAGCAAGAACGTGTTGCTGATTGAAACAGTTTATAAAATGGAATAACTCCAGTATGATACGCATCCCCTTTGCGAATAGGACTCTTGATGGCACGAATACGTCCTGCACCTATACCAATGCCTGCTTTTTGTGAAACATACTTAACAATACTGCTTGTAGTTGCGTTAATTGAATCCAAACTATCGTCGGTTTCAATTAGCACACAACTACTAAATTGACGTTGACTGGTGCGAACGCCTGCCATTACCGGAGTAGGCAAACTTACCTGATGTGTACTGATTGCATCATAATAATCACGCACCCAACGCATACGAGTTTTGCGAGGGTAATCAGAAAATAAGGTAGCAGCAATTAGAGCGTATGCTACTTGCGGTGTTTCGTAAATTTTCTTAGTAACACGATTCTGTACCAAATATTTTCCGCGCATTTGTTCCATGGCAGCATAAGTTAAGTGCTCATCGCGCTCGTGCTTGACAAAAGAATTAATGTAATCCCACTCTGCATTATCGTATAATCCTGGAAGTTCAGGATCATACAGGCCCAGGTCCACATTCTGATCCACCAACTTTCTAATGTGCCAGGGTTTAAAATCTCCATATACTTCTTTACGCAAATGATAACAGATTAAGCGACCAGCAACATATTGATAATTAGGAGTTTCTTCCGAAATTAGATCTGCTGCTGCTTTGATTAGTGTTTCTTGAATATCCGGTGTTGATATACCTTGATAAAACTGTAAATGGCTTTTTAATTCTAATTCACTAGCACTTACACCCGTGATGTTTTCTGTAGCCCAAAATACAACCTTGTGCATTTTCTCAAGGTCAAGAAGTTCCTTGCGTCCGTCGCGCTTGGTCACCGTAATATCACTCATTTTTGCCTCTTGTTATTCTATTGTTAAATTGTCGCTTGATAACGATCTTTTGATTCTTAAATCCGGAAGTGTGTTTGTATTTACTATCTCATTTGGAATATAGTTTAGTATGTAGCTGGAATTTACTTCTACTGCATAGAAATCTTCCAGTTGTAAAATACGAATAGATTGTATATCTTCGTGCTTTATTAACATCAAAGTATACACAATTCCTAGACATTTTGCAAGGTCACAATAGACGTCATCTGCCAAAAGGTCCCAGGGAAGTGGCCATTTTTCATATTCATCTAAGTGCAAATAATGGTTTGTAAGTGGAGCACGCTGCCACCATTGATCAACAGTAACAAGTGCATCTTCTAGAGAAAGTTGCGCAGATTT